AAAAGAAAGAAAGCCGAAGAGGAGATTGAAAAGTTGAAAGCAGAACTAGCAAGAGCTAAAGAAGATCATCAGTATGATAATCTTGTTCATCAAAAGGAATTGGAGGAAATAAAAAAATGGAACCCCAGACTAGATGGTAGTGGTAGATGAGAAAATTTAAAATGAAAATTTTATTATGGATTCAAGGCTGGACAGGTCAGCTTAATAGTTGGGCCTGGACTAAATGGGACAAACTCCATCGCGAGGACTGGAAATGAAGTGGAATAAAAAATTTGAATACCCGAAGACCGTTCGGGGCATGGTCGAAGGTTTAAGACACTATGATATTAATAACGAAAAGTTACCAAGCGTTACGACCATTTTGGGTCAAACTCAAAGTGCAGAGAAATCCGAGGGCTTGGCCAAGTGGCGAGCTAGAGTAGGCGCAGATGAGGCACAAAGAATCACGGACCAGGCAGCAACTAGAGGGACAGCGATGCACAGCATCCTGGAACACTATGTCTTGGGTAAGAATAGATTAGACCTTACAGATGTAGGTCAACAGGCACACAAAATGGCTGATGTAGTAATTGATAAGGGTTTAAGCCACTTAGATGAGATATGGGGCAGTGAAGTTGCCCTTTATTACCCGGAATTGTACGCAGGGGCTACTGATTTGGTGGGTATTTATAAAAATGCCGAAAGCATAATAGATTTCAAGCAAACAAACAAGCCAAAACGCCGAGAATGGATAGAAGATTACTTCATACAGCTCGGAGCATACGCCATGGCCCACAATTATGTCTATCAAACCAACATACAACAGGGGGTTGTGCTGATGTGTAGCAAGGATGGGTACTTCCAGGAGTTTATTGTATCCGAAAGGGACTTCCAAAAATGTCAGCATGAATGGATTAAAAGGGTTGATTTATATTACAAAAACGCTCAAAAGTAGTCTGTATACTCTACAGATTATAAAATAAAAAAAAAAAAATATTTTTTCTAGAAAGGTACTTCCCGGTATACAAATGCTAGAAGTATTATATACCAACACTTATTCCTCGAAATTTGTATCCAAATTTGTATACCTCAAATATACAAATTCTAGAATCGTTATATACCAACACTTAATCGTCCAAATTTGTATCCGGAGGGTATTTCAACATAGCTGTCTAGGGGACGCGCGCACGGAAAAGGTTTCGAAAAATATTTCATTTTATAATTCAGAGAGTATACATAGATATGCCCAGAAAAAGAAGAAAACTAAATATCTCAACAAGAGAACCCACACCAATTCCTTTTACTAAGTATCGAGTGAACTGGATTGATATTGTTTCAGACTCAGGATGGGCTGAAGAAAAAGATTTTAATAAAATGAAACTCTCTAGCCCTGTTAATGAAGGGTGGCTATACTCTAAAGATAAGGATTCAATTAAGTTGTTTGCTTCTTATGATCAAGAGGACGATGGGACTCTGACTTTTGGGGATCGGACGATGATACCTTTGTCTTGCGTGAAGAGGATGATAAAGATTTCATAGGTGCTTCCAATTCTTTTTTAGCGTCCTTTAGTTTTATTTCTTCATCATAAATAATTTTCATTCTTCGTCTAAGTTCTTCTGTTGGAAGATCATCTAACTTACCTGTTCGTATTTCTGTTTGGTTAACATATAGACCTGAAGCCTTACCTCTTAACTCTTCGGCTCTGATGGCTGACATCATATTGCCTTTCTTTTCAGATTTAGATCCTAATGATCCAAGTCTAGACACATGATTTTCATAGTTAACTGAGTATTTTCTTAATTTTTCTTTTCTAAGTTCCGTAAGGTAAGACACCACCTTTGGATACATATTTATATTTTGAAGCTCAGAAGCTGAGATTCTAGCCCGGTCTACGCTGTAGCCTGCCTGGATTGCTGCTTCCGTTCCTGAAACCGGTCCGTTTATTCCACCGAAAATTAGGATTTCGCAGAACTTCATCTGCATTTCTGTTAATCTACTTGGTACTCCCATACTTGCAATATATCCTATATAGTTTATAAATCAATATATGATAGGAAAGGAATTAGCACAAGTCTTAAACAAGTTCTTAAAATCCCCGAATGCTCAGAATGCTAGAGTACAGATTGAAATGCCTAATGGCGAAAAGCTCGATGTTTCTGAAATACAGCTTTTAGAGAATAGAATGATAGGCGACCGGGACACCCACCGAATTAACATCAAAGGTCAGGCTTTAGCTGGCACCTGGAAGATGGGTAAAATAATTGGAAAATTATAAAATATCCCCTTGACATTTAAGTCATAAAATCCCATATTACCTGAATGAAAGGAAAAAATAATATGGCTAAAATAGAGTTTACCAAAAAAGAATTTGATTTCTTATGCGATTGGTTGGGCGAAGATCTTCATTTGGAAGAGGAAAAAGAAGTAAATGATAGTCTTAATCCAAGAAGTCCAATTGTAGTAAGAAGATTAAAATCAATATTAAAAACATTAAGGAAGGAGGTAAAAAATGACACAAATTAAATTTGTAAAAGAAATCCCCATCATCAATGGAACTTATAAAAAAGATACTCCTAGCGATGAGATTGGCTTTCAAAAATGGCAAGTCAAAAAGACATATGAAGTAGAGATGGAGTATGAAATCGTTGCTAAAACAAGAGAAGAAGCTGAAGAACTCCTGGAAAAAAAAGAGTGTGTTAAAGTTGAAGACATTGATGACTATGGCACCACTTTTAGAGAAACTATCAATGGCAAACATGTCAACGATATGTCAGGAGATGAACCCGTAGAGTGGAAAAAAATCGAAGAGTGTCTTCCCCGTGATGACGAAGACATTGATACAGGCAAAAGATTCTTAAATTATGAAGACCCGGATTGGTCTAAAGAAGATTTTGAGTGGGTTAAAAATGAAGACGGCACTCAAATTTCTGTAGAAAAATAAAGAAAGTTCTAGCCAAACAACCCGTGTCGTGTTACTGAGAAAAAGTGGCACGACATGAATCAAAATTATACCAAGATCTTAAAAAAATTACCCCATCTATCGGGTGGACTCGCCTTGAAAATTGGGCTTCATTTGGTACTCCTGACCTATTGGGCTATTCTCCTAATCGGAACTTTTTTACTGTAGAATTGAAAGTAACAAAAAGTAACAAAGTGGCTCTGTCCCCGCACCAGGTTTCCTGGCACGTGCGCCACCCTTCCGGGTCCTTTGTGCTTGTGCGTTATTTAGATAAAAAAATAAAAAAAAATTTTACTTGTTCCCTGTACCAGGGATCTGAGATCCTGAACCTGGTTCGCTTGGGCCTGGTTCATGAACCGTTTTTTCGTGGTTCGCTTGAAGCCTGTGCCTGTAGTCTACTTGAGAAGGTTGGGGGTGGGGGTGAGCCTGAGCCTGTAGTCTAGCTTGACGCTTGAGTTCTGCATAATATTTAGGGTGGTACCAGGTCATTTTAATGTTTTCCGTATTTAACATGTTTAACGTCAGGATTCCAGCAAGCTCTACAGCTTAGGCATTTTCCGCCCTGTTTCGGTGCCGGGCAAGTCTCGCTGCCGTCAGTGACCACGCTAGAGCTGTGCGTCCAGGCCTTTGGCTCTGGTCCGTTAATCTTGGAACTTGACAACCTAATAACTAAATTTTTTGGAATTGTAGAACCTGGAAGAGGCAAATATTTTCGCTCTTGAGTTGGCAACCAGTGCCGGGTCCCTGGTGTGCGCTCGCACACTTCAAAAATTTTTTTCAAGTGGTCAACACTCTGAAGGTCGCCGGCGTCGTGCCATCTGAAGACTTCAAAGCCTGTGACCAGGGTCACCATAGCATCAACCCAAAGTGGATTTTCTAGGCTCTTAAGCCTTCGATACTGTGCTGCCTTAATTGCTGGATATCTTGCGTAGTTGCCTTTAAAGGCATAACAGCCGAAGCACGGCGTGCCTGGAATTTTTCGGAGCTTTGCACCTGTTTGGCACATGTCCGCCGGCAAGCTATAACTAAAGCTNGGCATTTTTTTGGTCTCGGTNAACCCGTGGACAATTTTTTTNGCGTCTTTTTTTANCATTATTTCTTTCTAAATTTNNTTTA